TCCGCGAGATCCGCGGGATGGTGTTCAAACTCGCCGAGCCAGAAGACGACGACGAGATCCTCAACCAGCTGGAAGTCGCGAGCGACGGCGACCGCTGGGACCAGATGTTCGCTCTGGTCAGCCTCGTGGTGGAGGGCCCGGAGGTCACAGAGGAGCGGTGGGACAACATGAGCTTCGCCTCCAAGCTCGCACTCGGGTCGGCCGCAGCTGACTACCTGGGGCTGGACGAGGGTTTTCTCGACGAATAAGGGGCTGGGCACAGTCCCCTGCTGGCCAGATCACGGTCAGCATCGCCCTGAGATTCAACAAAGAGATCGAAGAAGTCGATGCATGGCCCTGGCGCCGCCGATTCGCTTACGCCCTGGCGATCGGCGCAGTCGAAAACCAGGAGAACGCACAGTCCGAGCTCCCGAATGTAAATACAAGCCAACTCCCCGCTGGCGCGAACGTGAATACGCACATGCCCTCCGGCAAAGAAGTCCACCCATCCGTCGCGAAGCACGACCACGTATTCCACGTCGAGAACGGCAACTGACCGCTCACTACCACCAGGAGCGTCTGTGGCATACACTTATTACCGCATACTGTCAATATCTATATATGGAACTAACTGAAAGAAGCACCATGGGACTGACTGAAGAAACCGCGGCTGACTGGATCGGGCGATCGAAAGAGGAGATGCCCGATGACCTTACCAGTATGTTCGACGCGTTTGACTCACCGTGCCCAGAGTGTAACGAGAACATGGTCGCGTTCGCGCCAGAAGGTATCGATAGCGAGTGTGTCTGCTTTGGCTGTGGGGCTGAGCTCCGCTCACACGACGTCGACAATATGTTCGAGGTGGCCAAAGAGAAAGTCGACAACCACATCGAGACTCGGGGAGAAAGAAAGGAAGCGATGTCGAAGGGTGAGTACAAGCGCGAGGGTAACAAGAACCTCGCGAAGATGCTCGGGATCATCGGTATACTGTTCTGTCTCACGATCATCGGCATCCCGATAGGTGCTGTCCTGATATACCTCGCCGCTCGCATCGCTCCTGACGAGGAGTGACCTGATCTATTTCTGACCCGAAAACTGGTATATAGGCCAAATCGTCTTCGTTACAGTAGCAGGCGGTAGTCGTACCGCCGGCGCCGGCCATGAGAGTATCCGCGTCAGTCCCCCAAGAGCGTCTGTTCGAGGTGGTCGAATAGATGGTTTTCCAGCAGATAAGACATCTTTTTATAACTCTCGACGCCACTGACAAGGCTACCAGAAAGCTCAAGCAGGTAGACCGGACTGCGGATAACCTCACGAGGACACAGCGTGAGGCGGCTGAAGCGACACGGAAGTATCGACAGCGGCTCGTGGCGGCTGGGTTCGGTGCAGCGATTCTCACCGGCGCACTCGCCCGCATGGTCCAGATGACCGCCGAGGTCGACCGCACGTTCGCCCGCATTGAGGGGACGAGTGGGGCGACGGCCGAGGAGATGGCACGTATCCGTGAGGAAGCAGAGCGGATCGGTGCGGAGATGCCTGTCCTCATGTCTGACGCTGCTCAATCGTTCGAACAGCTCAGCTATGCCGGCTTTAGTGTCGAAGAACAGATAGCGGCCGCGAGTGCTGTGACCGAGCTCGCCATCGCGGGTAACATGGAAATGGCCCAGTCGGCTCGTATCGCCTCGTCGGCCGTGAGAGCCTTCAGCCTCGAAGCCACCGAGGTGGAACAGATCACAGAGTCGATGGCGGCGACGTTTACGAACAGCGCCTTCGAGATGGCCGAGATGGCGCAGTCGCTCGAGTACGCAATGTCCACAGCGTCGCAGGCGAACCAGTCGTTTACTGAAGTCGTCGCGGCCCTGGGTGTTCTCGCCGACATCGGCCTCCGTGGGACGAAAGCAGGGACGGCCCTGGAACGCATGTTCACCCGGCTCGCCAAGCAGAACGGCGAGACAGCGGACGCGATGCAGACGCTCGGGCTCACGATGGACGACCTCGTCGACTCACAGGGCGATTTCCTCGACCTGAGTGCGATCGTCCAGATCATCAGCCAGAACATCGAGGAACTCGGCGTGGGTGGTGCCGAGACGCTTCGTATCCTCCAGGAGCTATTCGGCGCTCGTGGTGGTAGGGCTGCGGCGGCGCTCGTGAACAACACGGACAAGTTCCTCACGAAGATCGGCGACAACGCCCGTGCAGAGATCCACGCCACGATGGCCACGCTGAACGAACTGAATGAGGAAGAACTCGCCCAAACGAACGAGGTGCTGAACATGATGGTCGAGAACTTCGAAAACATCCGGTTCAGCATCGGTGCTGGGTCGAGTACCCAGGAGGTGCTCTCGCAACTCGTCGCGGCGGCCCACGCGGTCGACGAGAGTGACATGGCGAACGCGATCAACATGGCGTTCGACGGTATCTCGGCACGTTCGTCGGAGATCCTCGCACAGGACGTCATTGCCCTCCGCCAGCTCCAAGAAGAAGCCAGCTCGCTCTCCGACCAGCAACTCGAGCAGCGGGTCGCGACAGAGTTCAACCTCGACGAGCAGGGTGCGGGTCAGATGGCCGAGGCCATCCGCGCTGGAGAAGGGACACAGTACCTTGCCCGCTCGATCGAGGATATGACGATCTCGGCCGAGCTCGCCCAGAAACAGGTCGAGTCGCTGTGGGGCGAGATCGAGTACCTCCAGGGATCGATCGAATCGCTGATCCTGAAGATGGTCGCCGGCATGAAGCCTGCGCTGGACGTGTTCTTCAGCGGCGCGAAGGCGCTCATGGACGTGCTCAACTCGAACCGCGCCGTCGTGAAGGGACTTGGGCTCGGACTGGCGTTCCTAACGGCGACGCTCATCGTGCTCACGGTCGTCTACGCGAAACTGGCGCTGTCTGCACACCTGGCCGCGATCGGCTTCTGGGACCAGACAGCGGCGATATCCACGAACACAATCGCAACGAAATTGAACACCATATCGAAAGTCGCAAACGAAGCCGCGTCGCTGGCACTCGTCGTAGCCCAGCTTCTGCTTGGACAGACGACCCGGTGGAACGCGATGCAGCGTCTCGGGTATAACAACATGATGCGCCTCTCGACGCTCCTCAAATGGAAGGACTCGTTAGCGACGTACTCACTCGCAAGCGCAGAAGGCGTGCTGGCGATTGGCGCCGGGGCCGCAGCCTTCGCACAGGGGCTCCTCAATGCAGCCCTGGAATACTTCGAGACGATGACCGTTGTGGGCCAGATCATTTCGATCGCTGTTGGGCTGATCCTGATCGCAATCACCCTCGCCCTGATCACTGAACGGTTCATCAACTTTGGCGACGCTGTCGATTCAGCCGGTGGGGCCCTGGATGACATGCTTCGTCCACTGGACCCGCTTATCGATGCGCTCTGGGTCCTCGTCGACGTCACAGCATGGACGCTCAAACTGCTGTACGAACTGACTGAGCTGACGATCGTGGTGTTCTTCTGGGCACTGGCTGAAGCGATCATGTGGACGGTCGACAGACTCATCGATTTCCTTGTCTGGTTCGACAGCCTCGGCGTTGTCGGGAAGACAGTCCTCTCGGTGATGTTCCCAATCCTCGGCGTGTTCTGGGCGCTGACGGCGGCCGCTGACTACCTCGGCGTCAAACTCGACGAGCTCGCCGAGCAGTGGGACTGGTTCGTCATGGTGATGACCCGTGGGTGGGCGCGGTTGGGTATCGCCATCGGCGACGAGATCAGGAAGCTGCTGCGATGGCTCGGCGACGGGCGTGACGGGTTCGACAGTTTCAGTGAAGACGTGAACGACACGATCGGCGGCATCGCGGACTTCCTGCGTGAGCTGTCGACCATCAAGTTCTGGGCCGACGCACTCAGGGACCTGGGTCGCGATGGCGGCAAAGCGTTCGTGGATGGGTTCGTCGAGGGTATCAAAGCGACTGTCCCCGGCATCGGTGTCCTCGATGGACTCCTTAGTGGTGGTACTGGTTTCGGTGGCCCAGCGGGTGGGTTCAGTAGTGGCATGGCCGCTGACACCAGCACTGGACGCCGCGTCACCCAGACGAATCAGAATACGATTATCTTCGAGGGAGAGGTCCACGACTCGCAAGAGGTGGAGAGAATGGTCAACGACGGTATGAACACCGCAATAGAGGAGGCACAGGACGTGATTCAGGACGGACTCGACATGGCATCGGACGGAGACGGTGTCCTGGGAGGTCTGTTCTAAATGTCTGCGTCACCCGTCTCGTTCGGCCCTGGCGGGGGCACTGGAACGAGCCTCCGCGTCGGACCGGTAATCCTTGAAAACGCAGTCAAGGTCAACGAGTCTGGTGGTATCAACGCGCCGTCCAAGAGAACTGAGGAGGGATTCGACTGGACGACGAAGGTCCACGCAGAGCCGCGGACAGCGGAGTTCGAAGCGTGGGCGGAAGTGAACGACGTGACCTCAATCACGGCGCTTCGCGACTCGGGAGAACCCATCTCCGTTGCGTTTGATTTCGTGACGATGGGGAAGTGCAAGCTCGACGACCTGAACATCGACCACGAGCGCGATCACCCTGAGCACGTCTTCGTTCGAGTTCGGGTCACTGAAGTCTACACGCCCAGCACAGAGACGGCGATTCTACGCGTGTCGTCTTCGGATGGGTCTGTTCGGTCGTCCGGGCCCGAGCTGTCAGACCCGTCGCTGGCCCGACCGGAGGAACGGAGCACGATCGGTGGAAGTGGGTCGGCGATAGACGACGTCCTCGACTGGCTGGGGTTTGAATAGACATGGCGCTCGAAATCATCCCTATCGACCAAGCAAAGGCACGGCGGAAGGAGCCAATGCGCCTCGAAGTCTACGACATCGAGCTGTTCCCCGCAGAACGGTTCGAGATCACGTTCGACTGGAACGAGTACATGGACCGCTGGATAGTGACGTTCACCCACCTCGGGACAGACACACGCTTCTACAAGGGGCCAGCTGACCTCTACCAGGACTATGTCTACGACGACATCGTCGCGTTCATGTTCATCGACCCGGCGACCCAGGAGACGGTGGTTAAACCAGAGAACCTTGGCGACACCGTCTGGCTGGCTGTCCTCGAGGTGAGCTAAATGGTCTGGCAACAGTACCGCAGAGTCGAAGCGGGTAACGTGACGATCGAGGAGCTGGACATGGACATCACGATCGTCTACAGTGAGAGCTCTGGCCTCGAGTTCGACGTGACTATCTGGAATCTGGCCGACGACACGTGGGCCCGAATAGAGGAGGGTGACACCTGTCGTATCACGCTCGGGTGGGAGGAAGGGCCGACGAAGACCGTCGTGTTCGGGACGGTCGAAAAGTTGATCAAGTCACCAGATGGGAACGACGTTTCGTTCCGCATCAAGGGGAAAGATGAGACAGACCGCGCACTGCGCTATGGCTTCACGAAGACCTACGTCAACCAGACCTACAGCGCGATTGCCCGGTCGATCGCCGGCGAAATCGGCCTCACTGTCGGCGAGGTGGAGTCGACAAGTGCAGGCCCCACTCGAGAGTTTACCGTGCAGAAAGACCGACCCGCCCGACACTGGCTCAATCAGTTGGTCGCGAAAACACAGAACAAGACAGACGACCCGTGGGAGTGGTTCGTTGACTCGGGTAAGCTCTACTTCGTCAGGAAAGACGGACGGAAGGAAGATGCCGTCCGGTTGAGCTTCGAGAACACGCTCATCACCATCGGTGAGTCGGAGGGAGAGAAAGAGGCCGAACAGGCTGGACTCGACTTTACCGCCCTGTGTGAGCCACGTATCCGAAAGGGCGGGGCTGTCGCCGTCGACACGCCACAGTACACTGGCGCGTACAAGGTCACATCGTACCGGTTCAGGTCGAACACAGTCTCCGGCGATCACCAGGTGAGTGGGTCACTCGCACCACTGGGTGCCAGCTACGAAATCGCGCCAGCAGGCGCACGGGAGTTGCTCGACTGATGTCGGACATTCCTGGAAAGATCAAGCAGATCATCCGCGAGGAACTTCGTGGCGTGTACACGATCTCGATCTGCATCGTCGAGGAGTTCGATGCTGCTGAGATGCGCGTTCGGGTAAGTCTCAAGCGCGACAGTGAAGCGATCGCCACGGTCCCGGTTGCAACCCCGTTCGCGCAGACCGACGGATACGGCATGGCGGTCCCGATAGCCAGCGGTGATGAAGGTCTCCTGTTGCACACCAAAGAGGAGATCGAAGACCTGACCGTCGACGCTGGACACCAGGATGTCGAGCTCAATCACGTCGCGTTCGACATCAACGACGGGTTGTTTTTCCCACGCTACTGGAACGACAACGATGACAAACCAGTCGACATCTACGCCGAGTACAAGAAAGGAGACCTGCTGATCGCCCACGGTGCGGATACGTTCGTGCACATCAAGGGTGACGAACACGACGACCCTGGAACGACAACGATTCAGACAGCATCGGGGCCGAAGGTCACACTTGACGAGACGGCAAGTGCAGAGAACGTGACGGTAGAGACAGATAACCTCTCGCTCACACTCGACGACACGCCCGGGGTAGAGAATATCACGGCACAGACCGAGATGCTCACGCTCGTGCTCGATGATACGTCTGGGGCGGAGACCATCACGGCGGAAACCTCGTCGGGAGCCGGTATCAAGATAGAGCATGTGAGCGGTGTGTTCAAACTACTCGACAAGAGTGGACACGGCTTCGTCTCAGACGGCGCCGGGAACATCACGGCCTACGCGGCGTCGTTCGACATCAACGACCAGGGTACGACCTCGTTATGAGCCTGTATCTCACGCTGATCGGCGCGAACTGTGACGCCTTTGGCCACCCGAATAACTGTCAGGAGCCCGCTCCCGGCGCAGTCCAGGCCACGAGTGCCTGTCCGTTCACGGTCAACGGGACAGAGGTAGCGACCGAGGCGACGGCTGATATGCACTTAAACTCACACGCCCACGATTACGACTCCGAGAACGGGTGTCACCAGAACCAGAGTCACGATCTCGACCCGGACACAGGCAAGCTCAGCGATTCGGTCACGGTCAACGGAAGACCGGTCTACCTGACGGACACGGCCGTCGCGAACGACCCGGGATCGGGTGGGGATATCGATATCGTCGACGCCGGCGGCAACGCGTTTGTCACGGAGAGCCCATAAAATATTAGATACTTTTACAGTCGTAGTAGTGTAATAGTATCAGATCCCGCACTCACTACCACCAGAAACGCTGCACGTGTATATACACACGCACATATGTACACATAGCCATTTTGAGACCCCTGAGAGTTCCTCTCTGAAAACTGGTATATATTCGAGAAGGTGTTTGTACGAGTGAATGGGAGAGTCCGGGTACGGCAAAACATGGGCCCTGGAAGCCGACGGTGACATCAAGTTCACTGAGCTCAATAGCCCGGAGTTCATCGAAGGGACACGCGCCGTCGTCCAGGACATGAAAGTCACGCTGGCAACGATACGTGGAGAAGATCCGTTCGACGAGAACCACGGGCTGGACATGTTCACCGTTGCCGGCGGGTCTGACGAGGAGCTTCGCTTCGCTATCACGGAGGCGCTTCTCGACGACTTCTCGGACGTCATTCAGGAGATCAACGAGATCGATATTAGCGACCCGAACGAGAACCGGATGCGAGACGTTACGATCGACCTCACGCTCGTCGATGACGAGAACTACACCTTCGAGGTGATCGTATGAGCTTTGGCGTCCAGAGTGACGGGTCGTTCAACCGGAAACACGTCGACGACATCGTTGACGATCTTGAGACCAAACTCAAACAGGAAGCTGGGAACGATATCGACCTGCGCCAGGGATCACCGCTCAAGCAAGTCATCGACATGGTGGCTATCGAGCTCGCCGAGCAGTGGGAGGCGCAAGAAGACAACTACTACGCCTCGTACTACGAGGATGCGTTCGGCATCCAACTCGACAGACTACTCGCAATCGCCGGTATCAGTCGGATTCCACGTCGGGGCGCGACCGGCGAAGTGACGTTCTCGACCGATAGTGCAAACTCGAACGACGTCTCGATTCCGGCTGGGACACAGGTGACGACAGAGGCAACCGACACGAAGCCGGCGATACCGTTCAAGACGACAGAAAACGTCACGCTCACGGCCGGGAATACGAGTGTGACCGGCGTCGAGATCAAAGCCCTGGAGCCACACGAGACGGACGTTGACGAGGATTGGCTCGGGGATGAGACGAACGTCGCCGCGAATACGATCAAAGTAATCTCGAACCCGATATCTGGTGTCGACTCTGTAACGAACCCGAACAAAACGGGTGACACCGTTCAGGACTACGTCACCGGTCGGGACAAAGAGACGGACGCTGAGCTCAAACTCCGGTACGAGAACGTACTGTCGAAGTCCGGGTCTGCAACACTGGATGCGATCCACTCGCAGATATACAACGCCCATGAGGACATCACGAGCGTGAAGATGGAGGAGAACGTCGACCTGATAGACAACACCGGGTCTGGCGGTCTCCCGCCGAAATCCTTCCGTGCAACTGTCCACTACACGGGTAGTCACGATAGCGACATAGCCCAGGCCATCCTCGACTCACGACCCGCAGGAATCGAGTCCTACGGGGCGCAGTCTGCAACAGCACAGACAGAGGATGGGTCTCAGTACACGGAATACTGGGACGACTCGACGGAGACAAGCATTTACGTCGATATCACTGTGACGACAACAGCAACCTTCCCGGGCAATGGGACTGACCTCGTCGAGAATGAGATCATCAAGTACATCGGCGGGACCGACAACAGCGGGACCGAATACCCAGGGACGGACATCAGCGACGACGTGATCTACGACCAGGTGTTCGCTGCGGCAATGCGTGTCGAGGGCGTGCAGGAAGCTGACCTGACCATCGGTACGTCGGATAACCCGACTGGGACGGCAAATGTTTCGATCGGAACGGCTGAGGTCGCAAGTACAGACACCGGTAAGATCGACGTCACGACAAACTGAGGTAGAGAGATATGGCACATGGAGGCTCGACTGAAACGTCCGAAGAACGGCTCGAGGAGAACCTCAAATCGCCGTACCCGCACCACGACGGGACGAACTGGTCGGCGCTTATCGATACGTTCGCTTCAGAGTTCGATGCTCTGGAGACGACTCGTGATACAGTGCTGGACTCAGTGGTGGTGGACAAGGCGACTGGTGCGCAACTGGACCGGCTGGGGGAGATCGTGCAGCTCCCGCGCCAGACGAACGAGACGGACCCTCACTACCGAGGCCGCCTCAAAGTGCAGCTCAAGAAGTACATCGGGGGCGCAACTATCGACGAGATAAAAGAGACAGCCGCGATCCTCCTCGACACGACAGAAGATCAGATCACGATCGAGGAGGACTTCGCGACTGAGGCCGCGCGGTTCACCATCCAGATCACCGACGACGCCCTGGACACAGCTGGTGTGACGGCAAACGACTTCAAGACGTTCGTCGACGAAATCCGTGGTGCTGGGATCAAGGCGCTGGCTGAGGAGAGAGGAACCTTTACATATCGGTCAGCACAAGATTACAGTAGCGGGACAAATGACCCGACCAAGGGGTACTACGACTCGACAGACGGCGTCGAGAACGGCACATACTCGGGTTTACTGTAGCCCGAAGAAATGACAATGTCCGAAAACAACAGAGAAGTGGACCTGACGGCTGACGATGGCGAGCTCGACGCTTCTGGTGGTATCGAGGCGGAGGACGTCGAGGAGCCGGAGTTCGACCCGGTGGCCGAAGGGAAAGAAGAAGCCAAGCGCGTCCTGAACGCGGTCGGTGGAGACAGCGAGTACGACCGCGCGGCGAGCGCACTGGCGCAGAAGCAACAGAGCGTCGAATCCATGTCCCAGCAGCACCAGGCCGCTGTGAAAAACATCCAGGCGCTGGAACAGCGTATCGAGGGACTGGACCTGACCATCAGTCGCCTGGAGGATGTCGACGATGACACGACCGTCTTCCAGCAGCTGGAGGGCGGGGTAATCATCGAGGTTGTCGACGACGACACTGACGGTGTGAAGGAGAGCCTGGAAGACGCACGCGAATCGCTAACCGAACAGATCGAAGACCTGCGCGGTCAATCAGAGGCGCTCGAACGTGGGGTGCAGAAGAACCACTCTGCGATCCAGTACCTCGAGATGTACCGCGACATGAACGAAGAATAGCTCGCTGACAACGATACCCTCCAAGCATGGCCGACGCAATTACACTGCAATCCTGGACCTGGACCGATTCCGGCACCGAGCCCACGCAAGGTGACGAGAGCTACGC